AACAAGCCTGTCCGAGGAGGTAAGCGATGCTAACCATCGTCATTTCCTTCCTCGCTGGCATCGCCGTCGGCGCCGTCGGCATGTTCCTTGTGGCTCGTAACAACAAGTCGAAGGCTATCCGCGCCTTTGACAAGGCTGACGAGTACAAGAACTACATGACGAAGTGGTACGACGACGTCAAAAAGGATAAGAAGGAATAATGTTCGAGGCACGGAACTCCAGTCGAAACGCCACTCGGCGCTACGCCAAGGTTAAGTCCTACTACGACTCTGCGATTAAGTTCCAGATGCGTAAGAAGACCCCGACCTTGAAGTCGTCTGCTTCCTTGCCGAGCAACAAGGAGTACCATCGGAACTACAGCCGCAAGTACCGAAGGTCCAAGGGTGCTTAACCTTACGCCTCATCCTGTTTTAGCGGCTCCCAGTACGGATAAAATCCGCGAACTGGTGGCTAAGCATGGTGAGGCGTATGTTCTCGACCTCCTCCAACTGCGGGAGGACAAGATTCAGGCGGAGAAATCAGACCCATACCGCCATGGGTACGAGCCGTTTTACTGGAAAGACGCCGACAAACTGCTCAACGAAAACGACGAAATGCTCCTGAGCGGAGGTAACCGCGCAGGAAAGACCGAATACGCGGCCAAGCGCGTCGTCTACACGCTCGTAAACAAGCCGAACAGCCGTGTTTGGTGCCTTCACACGACTTCCCAGTCGTCCATTCAGATGCAACAGAGCATCGTCTGGAAATATTTGCCCGCGGAACTGAAGCAGGTGAAGAAAACGCGCGTTACGAACATCTCGTACACGCAAAAGAACGGATTTTCGGAGAACTCCTTCGTTTTGCCCAACGGAAGTCAGTGTTTTTTCATGAATTATGCTCAGGACCGCACTGTTATCGAAGGCGGCGAGACGGATTTCATCTGGTGCGACGAACTTGTGCCTCTGGACTGGGTAGAAACGCTTCGTTTCCGTAATATCACGCGAAAAGGTAAGTTGCTCGTCACTTTTACGCCGATTACAGGCTACACCAACGTCGTTAAGGACTATTTGGCTGGTTCTCGCATCATTGAGTCGAAGCCCGCGCGACTTTTAGACAATTCGCGCAACGTCACTAACTGCCCGAGCGGCCAGATGCCGTATATCGCAAAATGCGTCCGCAAAGGTGCGATAGCCATGTGGTTCTTCTCCGAGTTCAACCCCTACAACCCTTTTGACCAACTGGCGAAGAGCCTGAGCGGCAGAACCCAGTATGAGGTGAAGATTCGAGCCTATGGGTGGGCCGAATCGCTCCAAGGCAACCAATTCCCGCGTTTCAACGATATACACGTCATCCCGAGCGACAAAGTCCCATCGGAAGGCGTCAACTACTTCGCTTGCGACCCTGCTGGCGCAAGAAACTGGTTTATGCTGTGGATGCGCATAACCGAGGACGGAACGCGCTACGTTTACAGGGAATGGCCAGACATGAGCGTCGGAGAGTGGGCTTTGGCCTCCGAGAAGCCTGACGGCAAGATGGGACCCGCCCAGACCATGAACTCTGGCCGAGGGCTGACAGACTATAAACACTTGATACGCTCCCTCGAGGGTAAGGAGACAATCATCGAGCGCTACGTCGACCCGCGCGCGGGGGCGGCACAGGCGGCAGGAATGGACCATGGCACCAGCGTCATCGACCTGTTTGCCAGCGGGGACGACCCTATGTTCCTCGTTCCAGCCAGCGGCATCGTGATTGAGGAGGGCGTAGGCATGATTAACGACTGGCTGGCCTACGACCCCAATGAGCCGATTAGCAGTGTGAACCAGCCGCGCGTGTACATCTCTGACAAGTGCCAGAACCTGATTTACTGCCTCCGCGAGTGGACTGGCCGCGACGGCCAAAAGGGGTGCTCGAAGGACCCTATCGACTGCTTGCGCTATCTAGCGGTCATGAATCCAGAATACGAAGACGAGCGAACCTACAAAGGCACGGACCCATTTTCCTACTAGCATGACACCCCCCCTCCTATCGCGCAAAGCCGCGTCCCAACTCACTGGCCTGTCCGTAAGATACCTCGACAGGCTTCGCAAGGACGGCACCCTCCGTACGTATGTCACCAAGGGTGGCCATCACCGATTTTACCGAGACGAACTTATTCAACATATCAAACTAAATGAAACCTCTATACCCCAAGGGCAGTCGCACAGTTGACGCCACCGCTCAGGCTTCCAAGAAGCCTGACGTCGATAACCTTATCCGCGAGTTTAACGACAGCCTGTACAACGGCTCGTCGCTGGACCGCCTCGCGGCCATGGACGATATCCGTTTCTGCCGTTGGTCTGGCCAGACCGATGACGGCAAGAAGCACAGCGACCCGCGAGGCAACGGCAACCCTGCCATGCCGTGGGAAGGCGCCTCCGACGTCCGCGTACGCCTTGTCGACCGAACCATCAATGACCTGACGTCCCTTCTCATCACCGCTTTCCAGCGCAGTGTCCTGCGCGTCAGCGGCGTGACCTCGGAAGATGCCGCAAACGCTTCTTCGGCTGGCAACCTTATGCGCTGGCTCCTTGAAAGCCGCCAGAGCCGCGAGATGTATCAGGAGGCTTACCTTGCCGCCCAGTATGCTCTTCAGTACGGCTGGACTGTTTTCCACGTCACTTGGGACCAGCAGACGGCGCTCCGCCGACAGAAGGTGACCATGGACGACCTCAAGGCCATTTCCGAACTTCAGGCCGAACAGGACCCTGAAGGCGTCCTAAGCAAACTGCCAGAACTCATCATGGACGCGGAAAACGACGATTACCTTGCCCAGATGCTTTCCGCCGTAATGAACAACGCAAAGGTCAGCGACTGCAAGAAGATGGTCCGCCAACTCCGAGAAGACGGCGCGGCTGAGATTGAAGAGCCTTACGTTTTCAGTAACGCCCCCTGCGTTACCGCTCTTAAGCCTTACGACGAAATTACCTTCCCTCAGGAGACTACTGACCTAAATCGCGCGCGCGTAATCTTCCGCCGCACGTTCCTGACCGAGGTTGAAGTCAGGGCTATGGAACATACGGACGGATGGTCTAGCGATTTCATTGAACAGGCTTGTGCCAGCATCGGCAAAGCGTCGATGTACAATGACCCTAGCCTAACGCCTGTTACCAACGTTCTTACGACTAACGTCTGGCGTGGCCGCAACATGATTGAAATCGTGTATGCCTACGCTCGCCAGATTAATGAGGACGGCATCCCAGCCATCTACTACACAGTGTTTTCTCCTCAGGTGGGCAACAATGCTTGTGGAAAGCATGAGATTCTGGACTATTACCACGGCAAGTATCCGTTTGTTGGTTTCCGCCGTGAATGGATTCGCCGAGCCATCATGGAGTCCCGAGGCATTCCTGAGGTCAGCCGCACCGACCAAGACGAAATCAAGGCTCAACACGACTCACTGCGCGACCGAACCGCCATTGAAACCTTGCCTCCGCTTCGTGTCAGCAAGCGCATCGGCGCACTTAACCGCCTTGGCCCTGCCGTGCAGTTGCCTGTGACGTCAAAGGATGACTACACGTTCCTCGAACCTCCCGCTGGCAATCCTCAGGTCGCTTTCAGCATGATTGAGCGCGTCGAGGCCCAGCATGCGGCTTATTACGGACTGACGTCTAAGTACGTCGAGGACGTCCGCTCCCAGTTGCTCCAGCAGACGCTGGTCAACTCTTGGCTCTCCTGTTGGACCGAAATCTACCAGCAGGTATTCGCTCTGGCGCTTCAGTACCTGACGCCTGAAGAGAAGGTGCGAATCTGCGGAGTCGACCTTCCGTCTAACGCGAGTGAGATTCACGGCGGTTTTGACTTCTTTATCAAGTTCGACGTCCGCGAGGTCGACACGAACCTCGTCATGGAAAAGTTGGACGCCATTACCAAGTTCGCCGTTCCGCTCGACTCTGGTGGCGTAATTGACCGAACCAAGTTGCTTAAGAAGGTCATTGAGGCCATCAGCCCTGACCTAGGCAAGGACCTCATCACCGACTCCGAACAGGCGTCCCAGAAGATGTACCGCGACGTCCAGACCGACATTGGCCTCATGTTGCTCGGCAACGCCCCGCAACTTGTCGAAGCCGACCCCTCCGCGCAGTCCAAGATTCAGTTGGCTCAGCAGATTCTCCAGCAGAATCCCAAGGCTCAACAGGCGCTTCAGGGCGACCAGTTGTTCCAGCAGTTGTTCCAGACCTACGTCCAGAACCTCACCATGTCGGTACAGCAGGAGCAGAACAAGCAGACTGGCCGCACTGGCGTGGCTCCCCAAGGCACTTCGCTCGCCGAGCAGGTCAAAGGGTTCATCGAACAGGCCAAGGAGGCCCAGAAGGCCCGAGGAGAAGGCAAGTCTCAGGCTCAGGCCGACTTCGGCGCCGAGGGCATGGCTCAGCAGGAGCAGATGGCTCAGGCGCAACAGCAACAGGTCGCTGGAGGCGATATGCGCATGCAGATGGAGGCCATGGTTCAGGAACTTGTCTCCCAAGGCGTCCCGCAGGAACAGGCCATCGCCATGGTCCAACAGCAAATGCAGGGAGGCGGTCAGCCGCCCGAGCAAATGCCTCCCGAGGGCGCCGAGGCTCCCCCCATGCCCCAACCGATGTAATCTGACCTATGGAAAAGCCAAACTACACCGCTACTCGCGACACCCTAGAAAGCCTAGCCTTCAAAGGAGAAAACAAGGCTTGGACCGCTACCATGCGCATTATGGACACTTTCATCGAGTTGGAAGTGGCTAATGCTATCCGCGCGAACCAAAGCGACGCCGAACGCGCTCACGCATGCGGTCGAGCCGACGCTATGGTTGATATCAAGAATCACTTGCTCGAAATGCGCGCTCAGGCGCGAAAAGAGTTCAACATTCCTGACGTTGAGTAAACTTTGCCTAATCATGCCCGAACTAGCCAAACAGGGTACCCCCTGTTGACGCGGCGGTAATTTTCGCAAAAAAGTCCTCTCGCTTCTGGGAGCGTTAAACCCTGTCCGTCCGCTTGCTGGACATTAAACCGCATGACTACCGAAAACGATACCAAGGGTGAAAGCCCTCAAATCAACCAGAGCGAAACTGGCGCTCTGGACGTGGAGGGGCTTGCCTCTCTACTAGACTCCTCTGTGCTGTCCAGTTCGCCACAGACGGACGCCGCCGAGTCCGAGAACAAGACGGCGGAAGACCAAGGATACCAAATCGACGACCCTCTAGCCGAGGCGTCCATTCTGGGCCGTGGCATTGACAATGATTCGTCCGAGAACGTGGCAGGTAGCCGCGAGGGCGATTCGGAACAGGAAGAAGGTATCCCCAAGCATATCCAAAAGCGAATCGACAAGATTACCGCCAAGCGCCGTGAGGCCGAAGCGGAAGCCGAGAAACTTCGCAAGGAACTTGAGGAAGCGCGAAATAAGCAAGAAGCCATCCCCGCTTCTCCGCGTACGAAAAATCCGTTCAGGTCGCTGACCGACGACGCCGCCCTTCAAAAGGCCATCGAACAGGCTCGTCAGGTGCGCGATTGGTGCGAAGAGAATCCGTACGGCGGTGAGGTTGGAAAGGCTGACGGCTCTACTGTGCATGTCGAGGAATCGGAAGTTCGTCGGATGAAGGTTCAGGCCATGAAAGACCTTGAAACCAACATTCCCGAGCAGGTCAATTTCCTCAACGCTCGTAGGCGCTTCGACCCAGTCGCGGAGAATGAATATCCGTGGTGGAAGAAAAAGGATACTAAGGAGTACCAAACGGCAGTTGCACTCCTGAAGAACTTCCCAGAACTCACTGAGTTCCCTGACTACAAACTTGTTATCGGAGACTTTGTCTACGGCATGCAAGCGCGTCAGGCGAAAAAGGTAGTTAGTTCCGCGTCCCAGCCTCGTCGTGCTCCCATTCAGCCCAGTCGCCCCTCCATTAGCCCGAGTACGCATTCAAACACTAAGAATGTTTCGGAAGTGGAAGGTCGGTTCCTTAAGACTGGTTCAAAGGATGATTTGGCGTCGCTCATCGAGTTGAAACTCGGTCGTTAGTTCGTCGGTTAAACCTCCAAACAAAATACTACTATGGGACGCTTATTTGAACGTGACCTTGGAAACTACAATGCCGCTAATGCGGAAAATCGCGTCGGTCGCCGCGAAGATATCGCTGATATGATTACGATGGTGGACGCGAAGGATACCCCCTTCACCACCATGGCACGTAAAGGTGCCGAACCCTCCAACACCCTGTTCCAGTGGCAGGTCG